CAGCCTACCCGGGTAAGCCAATGATGGTTGCACCCCTTGTACCCGTACAGGGGATTTTCTGTACGGGGTTATCAGCAGATAACATACTACAAACGCGATAGGCGGGTGTGTGGTAACCGTTTGCTGTTAACCACTCTTTCAGCCTATAACCCTTGGCTATCTCAGGAAGTTGGAACGTCAAACCTAAAGATGCCCAGGACGTCGCAGGAACGGCAGTGGAGGCCTACGCCCTATCAACCACTTTCACCTGTTAAGGTGCCTACTACCGTAAACACTCATCATGAACCAATCTTGACCTTCTGGCACAAAATTGTCTCCCTGACCGTGTCTTCAACCAGCATATTTGCAGCTTTTAACTTCTCGACTGTAACGTTGCAAGATGATGATATGCTGGCCCATACCAGTGATTGGAACGATTTCACAAGTACTGATACTGCTTCCTCACCTGCCACGGGCGACAAGGGATTAGAGAACAATTTCCTCTCTAACCACAGTCGCCATACACTCCTCCTACACTTTTCCAACCTAACCGAGAACTCTCTCTGACTTTGGTCAATGTAGTAGTTGTGTACCCAGTCATAATCCTTGGATCTGAGCTTTTGTGATAGTAACCCATCCACCAATGGGTTACCTATCCACCTGTCTTGAACAACCGGCTCGATGTTAGCATCAATGACTCCGAAGTCGACGGGGAGTAGTCTGCCGTGCCATGGTTCTGGTGGCACTACAACTACTAGCTCATCGTCACCCCTCTTGATGCTCGAATCATGTAGCTTAAGGATCTGAGAGAATAATTCACGCTTGGCATTAGCATTGAAATCATACCCCTCAGACTCCACCTGTCGCAAGGTTGGACTCAGACCTGGAGTATCACCTACTAGGTCGCCCACGACACTAGTGGTTCCATACTTGATTCTCCAGCTCAATAACCCTCTGCTACCTGTCAACAGACCCCCACCACCTAGCGAGGCATATGTTGTCATCCAGCCGCGTACAGACTCTTCACTCCAGCCTGTACCGCGCGATATGTCGATACAAGCGTGATGAATACACCTGTCAACTACCGCACCTCTGTTCATAGCTTTGACCCAGTTGCTTAGCAACGACCTGGCTCTAGATTCACCGTCACGCGGGTCAGTGACAATTGGTGACCTACGCAACAATGAACCTATTACCCGTGCTAGATACCCCGTGGTTCTCCCTGGCTCGTATGTCTGACGTAAGAACTCGTCACGATCATTTGCCACGAAGAATTTAGTAGGGTTGATGGGAAAACCGGAGACCGTCATAGCCCACACGATGAATGCTGCCTGACCCGGTTTGTCCATTTTCATTAGCACGTCGTCGCCCATGTGTAATGAATAGACGTTGAAATGTGTCTGTGTCACCAGTTCAGCTATGTTTACAGCCGTTCTGACCTCGGCATAGTTTAAGATGGTGTCTAAGAAGGCCGTCCACCTCCAACCACTTATTATGCCTTTGGTGATGTATATTCTCTTCTCTCCGTCATCAGTTTCTATCTTAACGTGTGCTCTGGGATCCGAGAACACTCTAATAGCCTTTCTGACGGCTTTCTGAAAATCAGATGCTACTGATACATCGGGTATAGTAGGTAGGATGACCACTAACATCTGCCGGAACCCGATATCTATCATACGTATTGTTTG